CTTGTATATGATAGTCAACTGTATGTTGAGAAGAATAAGGATAAGTTCAAAGCAATGCTAACACTGTATAAGGAACTACAAACAGTGAAGCAAATGGTTATAGATAAACTTGACCATCTAGAAGAGTTTAGAACATATGTTCAGACTGACAAAGGATATAAAGTCACTGGTCCAGAAGGTTATGTTCTACATAAAGATGGAGACATGATAAAGTTTGTTAATCGTCTTGAGTTTGCATACAATAACTTCACACTGCAGAAACAATGGCGTTAAATTGTCACACGTGCTATTTTACTTTTGGTAGGTTCCAACCACCTACTACAGGACACAAGGAAAACTTTGCTGGTGTTAAGACAGCAGCAGGTGGTCATGACTATCGCATATACATTTCACAGACTGTAGATAAGAAGGGAACTAATCCTTTACCACCTGATAGAAAACTATTTTATATGGAAAAGATGTTCCCAGAACATAAGGGACATATCTATAGTGGTCCTAAGGAACCTGTTTCTATCTTACAGGATATTATGCTTGGTGGTTATAATGAGGTAGTATTTTTGGTAGGTTCTGACAGGGTTTCTGCTATGGGATTCCTTCATAAATATAATGGTAAAGACTTTAGATTCAGAAAGATTTCAATAGAATCTTCTGGAAGTAGAGACGCTGATGGTGATACCTTTGCCATTTCTGGAACTAAGATGAGACGTGCAGCATTTGCTGATGACTTCACTACCTTCAGAAAAGGTATTCCCAGAGCATTGAATGACCGTGACTGTCAAGCTCTCATGAAAGAGATTGCTTTGGCACTACCTAAGAATTTTAAATGAAAGATTTCAAAAAACTACGAGAAGAAGCACTGCGTCAACAACAAAGACAGCAGCATGTTTTCAAAGAAGGTGATGCTGTTATGTCATCACGTACTGGAGATAAAGGACACATCCATAGAGTCGGTGGCAACTATGCTATCGTCATTTCCGAATCAGGAAATATGTTTCGTGAATGGATGAAGAACATTAGATCTATAAATAATACGAGAAGAACCTCCTTATTAAACGATGAAGTATCAGAAGCCAGTTAATAACGTCAACAGTAATGATGAGTTTTCATCTGGGTTGATAGAAAAGTACGGACAGTGGATGGATGGAGATTGCTTCCAGAACACTGACATGCCTGACTTGCATTTATCAGAAGCACCTTTTGATGGCATGGATGCACAGTCTCATGGTGCAGAGATTGAGCAGACTACAAAGAGAAAGAAAGGTCCAACCAAGAAGGGTGCATACGTTGGTCAGGAATCTAAACCAAAGAATGAGGAAGTAGAGGTTCTTGAAAGAGAAGAGTATGAAATTGATGGTCAGAAATATATCCTAGAGAAGATCAAAGGAGCAGATGGTAAATCTTCTTATAGAAAGTCAAAGGTTGAGTGTAAGGATGAAGTAACTCATGAAGGGGAGGAACTAACCGAAAAAAAGTTGGATAAGGTTGACAAGAAAGAACTAAAGGGTAAGCATAAAGATAGAGATGATAAGGATATTGATAACGATGGTGACGTAGATGGTAGTGACAAGTTCCTACATATGCGTCGTAAGAAAGTCTCTAAGATTATTTCTATGAAAGGAAAAAAATGAAATCATTCCAAGACTTCCAAGAAGAATCTAAAAACGCTAGTTACGTTGGAAAGAAATCAAAATTTAAAAATAAGAAGAGTGGTAATGTAGAAGTCATGCCTATCATCAATGATGGGAAGAAGGGTATGGTTACTAAACCTACTAATGAATCCTTTGAGACTGGTGTTGCAAAGGCACGTCGTGATTACCGTTCTGGTACTTTGCTGAACTTTAAACAGTTCATGTCAAAACTTACAGATATTTTAGACGAGTGGGAGAAGTAATAAATAGGATGTGAAACAATATTAATTAAGATTATGCTTTCCTTTCTACTACCACTTGCAACAAAAATAATTTCAGATGCAGTTAACAAGATCCCAGACAATGAGGAACTTGGTGAGAAACTGATTGAAATTTGTTTAGTCATTCTTGGCAAGGCAGTTAAACTGACCAAAACCGATATGGATGACAAGTTACTAGAGACTGTTAAGTCTTCTCTTCAGGCAAGAGAATAGGTATATTGTGGGGAGTGAGAGCTCCCCTTTTTATCTTTTTATAAATAAACATAAGAATTACTCAAATTAAACGAGGAAAAAAATGGCTGTATTCGGAACGATTGATGCAGCGACATTTGCGAATAATGTTGGCGTCACAAATGGCGATGCTACTGTTACCAAGAATGCCGCTGACGCTGTAAGCGAAGGAGATGTACTAGTCCTTGATAATGTAAACTACATTGTAAGAACTGTTACTAGCACAACTTCTATAGAACTACACACCACATATGCAGGTGCTACTGAGGCTGCACTAGCAGGTGCTGTACGTAGAACCCCACCAAAAGAACTAGCACAATATGTGATTAGGGGTGGTGATAGTAATGTAGGAACTATTGTATTTTTAGACGCTACTGAGGCAGAACTTGCTGAGAACAAATCTCGTGGGTTAACTGGTCCTGGTTGGTGGTCTTATAAAACATACACTGATTCTATTGGTGATACTCGCTATAAGACTGAGTGCATAGCATCTGTATCTGTTGCTGCTGGTACATCTGGTGACTTTGCTCAGGATGGTATTGACGCTGACGCAGCATCTTCTGTAACTATTACTGTACAGCCTGCTTCTTCCACATCATCCTCTGGTCAAGGTACGTTTGCTAACCTTACTGAGACTTCAACAGGATCACCTGGATCTCTCATATACACTTGGCAACGTCAGAAGGCTGGAGCTAAGCGTTGGGTTAACATCACTGCATCACTTGATACAGGTATCACATATGTTAACTTTACTTCAGCAATACTTGGATACAATTCACTTGGTGATGATTCACTTGATGGTTACAAGTACAGAGTTAAGCTTACTTCTACTGGTGGTACAGAAGAGGTTATCTCTGATGGAGCTGCAACTCTAACATTCGGATCTTAATGAATGAACCTTAATGAATTGACACCAGACAACTGGTTATTCTTTGCTATTCAACATTATAACAACCCGTCGTCAGTCACTTATTCAGACTTTGAAGAAGACTTAAAGAGATTTAAGTACATCAAACGACTGCTTAAGAGATATGAGACGACGGGAGAACTTAAGACTCATTTAATCTTAAATCATATCATTGTATTGTATAATGTATTTGATGATGCAGCAACTCCATTGCTGTTCTACAAAGTGGAAGCAACATATTGGTCTCAAATCAAGGCGTTTATATTGTTTCTAAATAGATTACCACCTTCTATAACTACAGGTTTTGACGAGGAATGTCTAAAGCAACTGAATCTAATATAAATGAAGAGATAAACTCAGCAGGTGATGGATCTGGTCTCCAGTTACCACCTGCGTTTGTGACTATACAACCACGTCAGCATCGTAAGTATAAGAAGGCAAACCAAGATAAAGTTGATGGTCGCACCAAAGGTGCTCGCTCTCTCTTCTCCCGTATACAAAAAAGAAAAATGAAAGAACAAGTAGAAACTCAAATCGATGAGGCTATTGTGTCCGACACTGAGAGGGCACAGAAGCAGATCCAACAAGGCAAAAAACTAAACCGCCAAAAGGATATGCAAAATAAGCGTAAGGATGCAAAGCAAAAACTTACGAACAAAACTAAAGAGATGGATCATTTGATGAAAGCACGTCTTTCAGACTTTAAAAAGAAAGCATCTGATCAACAGAAGAAAGTTAAAAGAGAAGAAACTGAAACTACTAATGAAATTATGAACGAAAACCAAGACGTCGTTAAAGTTGCACTTGACGTTGCAACCTCTGAACTTAATCCACAAGGAGAAGCATCTTTTGCTAAGATCCAGTTTGCTGATGGTGGAGTACAGAACCTAGATAACTTCTCTGCTAAGAGAATTGCTGCTACATATGCACAACTAGATGATACACATAAAACTCAGTTCCAATACATGCTGAACAAAGATGCTTC